AATATAACTCGTACGATGAGCGAGCAAGATGGTCTGACCAACTGTTTGGCAATAAAGTAGCTTCTATTCCTATGACAGTTATTGATGACTTGAACAAACAAGGAATCATGCGTGGCTTTGCTGTTCTTGATGACAAGCGTTTTGCTGCTTGGTTAAATGACCCAATGAATCGTGCATGGCGCACTAGAACTGGAGTGGTATGAGCCTCTCAACATATTCTGACTTGCAGACTTCAATAGCCAACTATCTGGCTAGGTCTGACTTGACAAGCATCATCCCAGACTTTATTACTTTGGCTGAAAATCGACTCCGTAGAGAGTTGCGTGTTCGCCAGATGCTAAAGTCTGTAACGACTAGCACAGTCTCTGGTGATGCAACTGTAGAAGTTCCTAGCGACTTCTTAGAGATTCGTGATTTTGTTGTAATGACAAATCCAATTCAACCATTGAGTTACTCTAGTCCATCATCGTTATCTAATGACCCAAGAACATCAGAAGTTGGCGTTCCTAAGTCTTACACTATTCTTGCTTCTGAGTTTCAGTTAGCACCTGCACCAGATGGTATCTATACGTTGAAGATGCTTTATTACGCTGCACCAGCATACTTGTCTAGCAGTAACACAAGCAATGTTTTCTTGAATATTGCCCCTGATGGCTTGCTATATGGCGCATTGGTTGAGGCAGAGCCTTACTTAATGAATGATGCTCGTATCAATACATGGGGTTCTATGTATGACAGAGCAATATCCTCCCTCACCAAGTCTGATGAAAATACTCAATACTCTGGTGTACCCCTGTCAATCAAATTAACATCAAGGTGAAATCATGGCTGAAATGTCCAATTACTTAGAAAATGCTCTTATCAATGTAACATTGCGAGCAACTGCTTACACAGCACCAACAACTGTTTATGTGGCTTTGTACACAACTGACCCAACTGATGCTGATACTGGAACAGAGTGTTCTGGTACTAGCTATGCTCGTCAGTCTGTAACATTTGGTGCGCCTAGTAATGGTGCTTCAACAAACTCTGCTGCTGTGGAATTCCCTCAAGCTGGTGGCTCATGGGGAACAATCACACACATTGGATTGCGTGATGCTTTGACTACAGGAAACTTGCTGTATCACACACCACTAGACGCATCTAAGACGATTGCAACTGGCGATGTGTTCCGTATTGCTACAGGTTCTTTGTCTGTAACATTGGCATAACATGGCTGGTACGACAGTCAATCTTACGCTTGAGCAACTTGACCAATTTGGGTCATTGGATAGCCTCACGTTAAGTTTAGACTCGTCTGATTGGAACTCGACTACACAGAAGAATGTGACAGGCCCTTGGGTGCTAGAGGGCTTAGACGCTTTTAGTTCTAGCATTGATAGTCTAGCAATTAGCCTAGATTCAACGCTGTGGGCTACAGCTACTCTTTGGGATGGTGTTGGTTCTATTGCAACTACTACAGTTGTTACTGCCAATGCTGAAAAGATATTTGGTGGCATAGCTTCTGTAACTTGTACGGCTACAGTAACTGCTGATGCTTCCATTGTTTATTATGGCAATGCTTCTATCACAGGAAACGCAGATATTACGGCATCTGGTCAGCGTGTTCAGTTTGGTAGTGGTGACATACAGACAACTTCAACTGTAACTGCTGATGGACAACGTATTGCATTGGGTGTGGCTAGTATTACTGGTAACGCTGATGTAACCGCTATTGGAACTAAGGTTAATAATGCTAGTGCAAGTATTACTGGAAATGCTGATGTAAGCGCATCTGGTCAACTTGTTATTAGTGGTAGTGCTAGCGTAACTGCTAATGCGTTCTTAGAAGCTAATGCACAACGAATTCAGTTAGGTATTGCATCTATTACTGGTGATGCAACATTTACTGCTAATGGTGGTTTGGTTGTCGGTGCTGTAGCAAGCGTAGAAGCCAATGCGGATGTTGTTGCTAGTGCGTCTGCGATATACGCAGGGGTAGCCTCGGTATCAGGTCTAGCAACAATTACGGCTAAAGGCGTTATCCTTGGTGATAATTGGACTCCAGTAGCAGGTGACACTAATACTTGGACACCAGTTAGCACAGATTCAAACACTTGGACACTTGTTTCTAGTGACACAAACACATGGACTCCAGTATCTGCCAATGACAATACATGGACGACACAGACTCAAGGAAGTAATACATGGCTCAGACAAGGATAACATTTGGCGAATGGATGCCTGACCAATCAGGTATTTCTGGTGCTTTGACGGATGCCAAGAATGTGGTATCTCAGGCTATCGGTTATGGCCCATTCCCTACGCCAGTATCATTTTCTAGTGCTGCTGCTGAGAATCTAACTTCTCTCTATGCGGCTAAAGCACCTGATGGAAACACAGTATTGTTTACGGCTGGCTTATCTAAGATTTACACAGTTGGCGGTTCTGGAACTTTGACTCAGGTAAATACTGGATTGACCACAGGCTCAAACGATAGAGTAAGGTTTACTCAGTTTGGTAAAAGTGTCATTATTTGCAATAACTCAAATAAGTTGAAATCTTGGGTACTTGGGACTTCTAGCACGTTTGCCGAGGTTTCCTCTGCTGCGCCTATTGCTAAATATATTACTGTAGTGCGTGATTTTGTTGTGGTGGCAAATACTTATGAAAGTTCTGCCCAACAGCAATATCGTGTTCGTTGGTCAGCTATCAATGATGAGACTGATTGGGTGGAAAACGTAAACACACAGTCTGATTATCAGGACATTCCTGATGGTGGTCAGATTATGGGAATCCGTGGTGGCGAGTTTGGTCTAGTTTTGTTAGAGCGTTCAATATCTCGGATGACCTATGTTGGTACACCTTTTATATTCCAGTTTGACAATATTTCTAGGAATAAAGGCTGCATGGTAGCTGGCTCAGTTGCACAATACCAAGGCATAACTTTCTTTTTGTCAGACGATGGTTTTTATATGTGCGATGGTCAAAATGTTATTCCTATTGGTGCTGAGAAGGTAGATAGATTCTTTTTGTCAGACGCTAGTGAAACAGACTATCCAACCATGTCTGCGGCTATTGACCCCGTTCGCAAACTTGTAATATGGAATTACAAATCTGTAGATGCGGCTCGTAAACTGATGATTTACAACTTCCAGACTAAAAAGTGGACTTATGGGGATGCCAATACTGATTACTTGGGTGAAGCATCGTCAGGCGCATTGACACTAGAAGAACTAGATGCTGTGTCAGGCAGTATTGACGCAATGACTACAAGTTTAGATTCTTTGCTATATATCGGTGGTAAGTATTTCTTAGGTGGAACTTACGGCACTAGGGTTTACTCATTTACTGGTTCTAGTTTGACAGGAAGCATTGCAACTGGCGACATAGATGTAGGTGCAAACTCAGTAGTAACCCTAGCTAGACCTATTGTAGACAATGGCTCTGGCTCGTTATCTGTGGCTTCACGCACATTGCTAAATCAGTCTGTCACCTATGGGACTTCTTCTGCTGCTGACTCTGAAAACAGGGTTTCATTGAGAAGCGCAGGTAGATACCACAGATTAAAGCTAACACCTACTGGTGCGGCTTGGAAGACTGCTGTGGCTGTGGATGTGGATGTAACACCGCAGGGAGTTCGCTGATGTTTAGAAGCCTACCTGCTTTTGGTGGTGACCAGAGGGCTGTAGCGGAGGTAGTCCGTGGCATTATGGACGGAAAGACCAATAACACAGGAACTTTGACTCTGGCGACAGGTGGTGCTACTACTACCACTTTGACAGACCGAAGAATAGGCCCAGAAAGCGTTATCTTATTTGCCCCTGCTTCTACTGCCGCTAACACCGACTATATGCCTTATGGGGCTTTTCAGAGCCTTGTTGACCAAACTGCTGCATCTGCAAATACTGCCTATGCAATGACAATGGACACTACGGACTTTTCCAATGGTGTAACTTTATCCAATAGTTCTCGTTTAAATGTCAAAAACACAGGAATTTATAACTTTCAATGGTCTGGTCAGTTTGAGAATACCGACTCACAAGACCATGATGCTAGGGTTTGGATAAAAGTTAACGGAACAAACCTTACTGGCTCAACAGGATTCTTTGCTATTCCTAGCAAGCATGGTTCAACTAATGGTCATAATTTAGTTGGATGGAATTACTATTTAAGTTTAAATGCTAATGATTACATTGAACTTTGGTGGGAAACGGATAACACTACTGTAAGTATTCAAGCCTATGCTTCTGGTGCAAATTACCCATCTACAGCGTCTTTGATTACTACAATGAACTACATTTCTCCGTCTGCTTTGACAAATATCTACGCTAGTTCTCAAGGACAGGGTACGGCTACGATTACCCACTTTGCCAATTCAACGGCTAATAAGACATATCGGTATGCAATTATTGGTTGATTTTAATTATTTATGTATAATGTATTCCGTGGATGACCCATCTCGGAATCCGAACTTTTAGGAGTAAAGATGGCTACTACTACCACATCCACAGTCGCACCAGAAATAGCACCATACCTGACGTATGGTCTGCAACAAGCATCTAATTTATATCAGGGTGGTGGCCCACAATACTACACAGGCGAAACCTTTGTAGCACCCTCGCAAACTACACAAGCTGGCGTTCAAGCCTTGGAGACTCGTGCTTTGGCAGGTAGCCCTTTAACTGGACTTGCTCAACAGCAATTACAAGGAACTTTGGGTGGTGCTTATCTGGGTGGTAATCCATTCTTCCAAGGTGCATTTGCCCCTGCTGCTCAAGCTGCTCAGACTCAATTCCAGAACACAATGGGCGACATTAGTTCTAAAGCAAGCCTAGCAGGACGTTATGGCTCTGGTGCTATGGGTAACCTACAGGATAGGGCTTCTGGTCAATATGCACAAGCATTGACTAATACAGCAGGTCAATTGGCTTATCAGAATTACGAGCAAGAACGAGCAATACAGCAACAAGCTATTGGGGCTGCGCCAGCATTGGCTCAAGCTGATTACCAAGACATTAACCAGTTGTTACAAGCAGGTCAGTTGCGTGAAGGTTATCAAGGTCAACAGTTAGGTGCTGATATTCAGCGTTTCAACTTCTTGCAAAACCAGCCACAACAGAACTTGCAAAACTATATGTCGTTGGTATATGGCAACCCATTAGGACGAGTTGGACAGACTACTTCTAGTGGTGCTGCCGACACATCTGCCCTACAAAAAGCATTGGGCATAGCTGCTGTTGGTTCTGGTGTTTACAAGAATCTAGGTTCTCCTAACCTTAACTTCCTAAACCCATTTAGTTCTTTTAGTTCACCTAGTGCCATGAGCCAGATTGGTGGTGGCGGTGGATTTGGAACTGGTACTTATTATGGTAACCAAGACCTTGGCTCATTCTTTGGTTAAGGACTAACATGGCTGGACTATTAGACATTTTTGGGACAGGCGGTGCAGACACAATGGGTCTGTTGGGGATGTCACCTGCTGACATTGCTCGTAATCGTGAAGACGCACAAGCACAAGCCCTATATGCACTAGCTGGCAGACTATTCCAAGGTGGGAATACTGGACAATCTATTGCTGAAGGATTGCAACTTGGTCAGAAAGCCTATAAGGGCGGTATGCAAGATGTTTTGCAAAGCCAACTTCAAAATGTGCAATTGCAAGACTTGATTCGTAAGCGTAAGTTAGAGCAAGACGCATTGGCAGAACAGCAAAGAATTCAAGGTGTACTTGGCAGAGGAACTACTCCTGAAGTTATGGCTAGACCTGCTCAAGCAGTTGAGGAAGAAGGTCGCTACATAGGTGAAACACCTGCTGTAGAGGCTAGACCTGCTGGCTTTGATTTGGCTCGCATTGCGCCTCAATTGATGGGGTCACCAGAAGGACGTAAGACTTTAACTGAGTTGTTAGCTGCACAAAAAGCTATGGGTGGTGAGACTACTTCATTGGCAGAAAACGCAACGCTTGTTCGTGTTAATCCTATTACTGGAAAAGTTGAAACTGTTGCAAAAGGTGCTGAAAAGCGTGAGCCAATACCTGCTGAAATTCAAGGATATAACTTAGCAAAAAGCCAAGGTTTTGAAGGTACTTTTATAGACTATGAAAAATCTAAAAAGGGGCTTACATATCAAGATATTGGTAACGCAATTGTTCAGTTAGATTCAAATGGAAAAGAAATTTCACGAATTCCAAAAGGACGTGCGCCAGAAGGCCCTGTAAGTTTCCAGACAGTTGAGACTGACCAAGGGTTGATGGCTTTTAATCCTAGAACAATGCAAATGACTCCAGTATTGGGTCAAGATGGTAAGCCATTAACTAAATCTGGAAAACCAACAGAAACTGAAACTAATGCTGCTGGTTTTGCAAGTCGCATGGTTTATACAAACACAATTACATCTAAATTAGCTACAGGGGCTGCGCCTAAATTTGGTGAGGCTATCTTGAGTGCTGTTCCTTTAATTGGTGACAAAATTCCAGAGGTTATTCCTCAAACTGTTGGTGGATTGTCTCCAGAGCGCAGACAGTATCTACAAGCAGCTAACAACTTTATTCGTGCTAACTTGCGTAAAGAATCAGGTGCAGCAATTGGTATAGATGAGTGGAAGCAAGAGTTTATTAACTATTTCCCTCAATATAACGATGATGAGCAAACAATCAAGAATAAAGAAATATTCCGAAACATTTTGACTCAGAACATGATTAACGCTGCTGGTAAATCATTTAAAGCACCAAACATGACAGCACCAGCATCAATGACTGACTCGTATGGTTTAACTCCAAGACTTAGCAACTCATTGCGTGGAGGTCAATAATGGCTTACGAGAATGTTGAGCGAGTTCGTAAAAACCTTATTACAATGGTTGATAAGAACGCACCTATTGATGATATTAACAAGTACCTAAAAGAAGAAGGATTTACCCAAGAGACATTTACCAAAGCATTAGACCTTGTTAAACAATCTGGTGGTAGAACTGCTGAGTATGGTGCAGGGCGTTCATTGGCTCAAGGCGCAACATTTGGTTTTGCTGATGAACTTGAATCATTGATGAAGTCATTGTCTGGTAAAGGTACTTACAAACAAAACTTAGCTGCACTTGAACTTGCTAAACAAAAGTATGGTCAAGAAAATCCTAAGACTGCATTAACTACTGAGATTTTGGGTGGTCTGCCATACGCATTAGTACCATTCTTAGGAACAGCTAAATATGCACAAATGGCTAAAGACGCTGCACCATTGGTTCGTGCTGGAGTTACGGCTGGTGCATCTGCTGTCACAGGCGCACTTACTGGCGCACTCGGTGGTGCTGGTGCTGCAGGGGTTGGTGAGCGTGTGGCTGGCGCACAAGCTGGTGGCACTCTTGGCGGTCTTGTAGGTGGTGCTGCACCTGCTGTTGCTAAAGGCGTTGGAATGGCGGGTAGCAAAGTTGTTGACGTAACAAGCGGTATCCCTGTTCTTCAGCAAGTTGGTAAAGCTGTTGGCGCAGCTACTGGTCAAAGTATTGACTATGCTAATCGTGCAAAAGCTAAACTATTAGAGGCTTTATATCGTGACAAGGTAAGTCCTGCCGACTTAGAGAAGATGATTCTTGCGGCTACTAAGCCAGTAGGAATTGTTGATATTGCTGGTGAAAATGTTAGGTCACTTGCTGACGTTGCTCAGAAGTATCCTAGTACCGCTAGACAAACGGCTAAGACTGCACTTGAAGAACGAGCAGCAGGTCAAGGTGAACGTATCCAAGGTGATATTTCTAAATACTTAGGTGGCTTTACAGACCCCTTTGAATACACAACAGTAATTGCTCAAAGACAAAAACAATTGTCTTCTCCACTTTACCAAAAGGCTTATGCTTATGGTGAAGTGACAGACCCTAGTGTATTAAAGTATTTAGAACTACCACAATTTAAGACTGCAACAAAGAAAGCACAAGAACTGTTGGCTGCTGAAGGTAGAACAGTTGATATGTCTCGTCCTACTGTTGAAACTCTTGATAACATTAAGCGTGGTCTTGATGTTCTTATTGACGCTGAAACAGACGCATTTGGCAAAGTTTCTAAATTAGGTAACATTTACAAAAACAAGAAAAACGAATTCTTGTCTGAATTAGATACTGCTGTTCCTGACTTTGGTAGGGCTAGGGCTGCTTTTGCAGGTGAAGCTGAATTGCTTGATGCTACCAAGTTAGGTAAAGACTTCTACAAACAGACAGCATCAGAAGCAAACAGAACATTTGCAAAACTATCTCCATCTGAGCAAGAGGCTTATAAAGTTGGTGCTTTGGATGCTGTAAAAGAAAAGATTACAACTGCTAAAGATACTGCTGACATTCGTAAGCGCATATTTGGTTCACCAGCAGAGCGTTCAAGAGTTTCTTCATTGTTCCCTGATGACGCTACTTTTAAGCAGTTTGAAAAAGACATGATGACTGAATCAATGATGCGTAAGACTCAAGAGAAAATATTGGGTAATTCTGCAACATTTGAGAGGCAGATTGCTGGTCAAGGACTGGAAGCAGAACCTAGCTTTATAGGTCAACTGATTGAGCAAGGCCCACTCAGGGGAACACTAGGTTATTTGAAGGCTCAAGGTCAAGGCGTAGCTGGTCAAACAGCAGAGGAACTTGGCCCTATGCTATTTAAACTTGGTGACCCAAGAGCAAATGTCGAGACATTAAAAGCCTTGAGTGCTTATGAAAAATACTTGTTAGATTTAGAAGCTAAAAAGGCTGCTGGATTAACAGGTGCATCTACAATGACAGGTCTTTTAAATACTGAAAAACCATATCGTGTAGATTTAACTGGAATGGCTAACCCCGACTAAGGACTGATATGCCCAAGACGAAAATTAGTGAGTGGAGTTCAACTCCCGCAAATAACACAGACATTGACAGTATCAATATCGCAGAGGGTTGTGCGCCATCTGGTATTAACGATGCTATCCGTGAGTTAATGGCACAAGTTAAGGACTTGTACTCAGGTACTACTGGAGACACAATTTCTATTGCTGGTGGTGGTACTGGCGCAGGGACTCTAGCGGGTGCAAGCATCGTTACCTATACAGGAACAGAGACTTTAACCAACAAGACTCTGACTAACCCAACAGTAACAAACTATGTAGAAACCCCATACTCTGCAAACTCAAGCACAGCCATTACGCTTGCTCTCACCAACGGCACAGTACAAATCATTACCCTGACAGGTAATGCAACCATCACAATGCCAACAGCAACAAGTGGTAAGTCTTTCATCATGTTTTTGAAGCAAGATGCAACAGGCTCACGCACAGTCACTTGGTCAACAGTTAAGTGGGCGGGTGGTACTGCACCGACTATTACATCTACTGCAAGCAGACAAGATATTCTAAGTTTCTTTGCTGATGGCACAAACTGGTATGGTGTCGTTGTCGGTCAGAACTACACACCATAAGGACTGATAAATGTTTGCAGCATCTAAAACAGCTTCAGTCTCTGGCGGCTATCAAATCTCACGCAGTTTGCGCTTTAATAGTGCTGACTCTGCTTATCTGAATCGTACCCCTGCGAGTGCAGGGAATAGACGCACATTCACAGTTTCAGCATGGGTTAAACGAGCAGCACTTGGAACATCCCAATACCTTTGGGAAGGCGGTTCTCCTGATGGTCAAACCACTCGCTTGTTATGTCGTTTTAACACCGATGACACGCTTCGAGTTGCAACAGGTTCTACGATTGTTTTTAACACGACTCAGGTATTTCGTGACCCATCATCTTGGTATCACATTGTTGTTGCCATCGACACTCCTAATGCAACGCAAGCAAGCCGTGCTCGTTTGTATGTCAACGGCTCTGAGGTAACTACATTTTCTTCTGCTTCTTATTTTGGGCAGAACGATGACACAGGCTGGAACATGGCTCAAGCCCATTCGATTGGGCGTTCTCATGTTGATTCTGCTGGTTATTTAAGTGCATACATAACTGAATTTTATAATGTTGACGGCTCTCAATTAACCCCATCATCTTTTGGTCAAACAGACGCACAAACAGGTGTATGGCAACCTAAAGCCTACTCAGGCTCATACGGCACTAACGGCTTCTATCTGAACTTCTCAGATAACAGCAACACAACTGCGGCTACTTTGGGTAAGGACTACTCAGGTAACGGCAACAACTGGACACCTAATAACTTCAGCGTTACTGCTGGTGCAGGGAATGATTCACTTGTAGATTCACCAACATCGTATGGTGTTGATACTGGTGTGGGTGGGACTGTGCGGGGGAATTACTGCACATTAAATCCACTTGCTAAAGCAAGCCAGATGACGCTTTCTAACGGCAATCTTGATTGCATAGCAGATGGTAGTTGGCGTTCTACATTGTCAACATTTGGAATGACAACTGGAAAGTGGTATTGGGAACAATCCATTGTTTCTGGCGTAAATATGTTTTCTGGTATTGCAAAAGGAAACATGGATACATCAAGTTTCATTGGCTACCTAGACGCAAATGGATGGGGTTATTACAACAGTAATGGCTACAAATGGAATGGTGGTTCTGGAACTGCTTATGGTGCATCAGTAGCCGCAGGCGACATTGTTGGTATTGCATTTGATGCTGACGCAGGAACTCTTGTGTTTTACAAGAATGGTGTAAGTCAAGGAACAGCATTTAGCGGATTAACTTCTGGGCCTTATTTCCCTGCCGCAAGTAGCGAAACACAAACTGTTTCTATCAACTTCGGTCAACGCCCATTTGCCTACACAGCCCCATCAGGCTACAAAGCACTTTGCACACAGAACTTGCCTACGCCTACCATTGGTGCGACAAGTACGACTTTGGCTACAAAGTATTTCAACCCTGTTTTGTACACAGGCAATGGCGGTACACAATCTGTAACTGGTGTTGGCTTTCAGCCTGATTTCACTTGGGTGAAAAGCAGAACATCACTTAATGGAAATGGTTTTGAAGATGCTGTTCGTGGTGCTGGACAAACCTTAGAGTCAAACAACACATCTGCCGAGGTTGGTTATTCTGCTTATTTCACAGCATTCACTTCCGATGGCTTTAACATGGCTCTTGGCGGTGGCTTCTTTAATTCCAATGGTCAAAACTATGTCGCATGGAACTGGAAAGCCAATGGTTCAGGCTCAACTAACACAGCAGGGACTGTAACTTCAACAGTAAGCGCAAACACTACAAGTGGGTTTAGTGTGGTGACTTGGACTGGCAATGGAACTGCTGGGGCTACTGTAGGTCATGGTCTTGGTGTTGCGCCAAGTATGATTATTGTTAAATCAAGAAATGCTGTAGATAATTGGCCTGTTTACCACATATCACTTGGTAATACGCAAGGCGTAATGCTTAACAAAACAGATGCAACAAGCACAACAAACCTTTGGTGGAATAACACATCTCCAACTTCAACAGTTTTTTCAACTTCCACCTACACCAATGTTAGTGCTAGAACTTATGTGACTTACTGCTTTGCCGCAGTAGCAGGATATTCTGCGTTTGGCTCTTACACAGGCAATGGTTCTAGTGATGGTGCGTTTATTTACACAGGTTTTAGACCTGCTTTTGTGCTTATTAAATTTGCTACTGGATTAACAAATTGGCTTATTCTTGATGACAAACGAGATACATACAATGTTGAAAGAAATAAGTTATATCCAAATGTTTCTGATGCAGAAGATACAAGTGCAGAAAATGCAATTGATTTTGTTTCAAATGGTTTCAAAATAAGAACAGGAAACAATAAAACAAATGACCCTGGGGCAACAATGATTTATGCCGCCTTTGCTTCTGCACCCCTGAAATTCTCCCTTGCACGATAGGACTCAATATGTACGCCTTAATTGAAAATTCACAAGTCACCAAAGTTGGTGAACTAGCAACTCTCTTTCCTGACACATCAAACCCTAACCATGCTTTTGCTATTGAGCAAGGTGCATTGGAAGTGGTTGAAGGTGAGCAAAAAGACCAACGCTTTTATTGGGTGACTTTCTCCCACTATGAAGTAAACGGCTCTGTTGTTACCCGCATCTACACCAACACGCCAAAGGCTTTGGAAGACAAACTAGAAGTCAAAGAAGATGGCTCTCCTTTGTATGTCCAAGTCTGGGATGCTACTGCTGGTAAAGATGGCGAAATGGTTGACACAACTGAGCAAGTTGTTACCAAGGGCTTGAAGTCACAATGGATTGCTCAGAACAAGGCAAATGCCAACTCACTATTAGCAAGCACCGATTGGATGGTCATTCGCAAGGCAGAGCGTGATGTGGCTATTCCTAGTGATGTGGTGACAGAGAGAGCAAAGATTATTGCTGACTGTACGGCTAAAGAGGCGGCTATTACTGCTGCTACGACTATCGAGGCTTTTATCAATGTTGTTGCGCCAGTAACGACTCGTGAGCCATGACAGAAGAAGTCACCCACAGCCAAATCTACGCTAGGCTTCTAGAAGTAGAGACTAAGGTAGATAACATAGACAAGAACACTAAAGGGCTTGTAGAGGCTTTTGATGCCTTGCAAGGTGCTTTTAAGGTCTTGGGATGGATAGCTTCTGCTGCCAAGCCTATTCTATGGGTGGGTGGGTTAATCATGGCGGCTGGTGCTGTCTGGCAGACATGGATTAAAAAATGAAAGATTGGGCTTTCGCTATTACAAGCGCAGCCCTTTTTTGCATTACTGTTGTCTGGTGTTTTTACATCATCGTTTGGGCTATTTCGTGAGATGGCTACTAGCACTTGTTTTAACTCTATCACTTCACTCCACAGGGCAAGACCTTTGTAGTGTTCGAGAGTTTTACATCATTGCTTACACAATACACAACCCAACTGAGCGTCATCAGCAAATGTCTATGTGGCTTACAAAACATCAGCAATTGTGTAAAAGTACCGACTTTGTAGTAATTTGGAATAATCTAAGTGAATGGGGTGGTGCGGCTGATAGTGCTGAGTTAAGACATAAAGTTGTTCAAGGATATAAGACAGCACTTGAGAGGGAAAAGAAATGATTGATACCATCAAGCTATTCCCAACTGTTCAACCATCAGGGTATCCAGATAGACATGACCTTGCTCAAGTGAAGCTAGAGAAACAGCATGAAATGAACAAGGTAAATGAGATAGCCAAGCTAAAACAGGCTCAATTACAAGACTTAGAGTTTGAGATTTACACTAAAAAAGTAGTTCAAGAGCGACTCCGCATGGAGATATTTCAGAATCGTAAACTAGACCTTTATGTGTGAGGATATATGGAAGATTTAAGAGGCAGACTGACTTTCTATGTAACCTTTATGGTTAGTGCAACATTATGTATTTGTATTCTAGGAATGGTAGGTGCTTTCATTCTTGGTCTATGGGCAAAAGAGGTTGATAACTCCGAAATCTTCAGTCTCCTCTCACCAGCATTTCAAACTATTATTGGTGGCTTTATTGGTCTTTTAGCTGGTGTAAAGCTATCACATGACGAAGAAACTAAACATTGTAAAAGGGACTGATGATGCTTGATATTCTTAGCGGTGGTTTACTAGGTTCTATTTTTGGTGGCATCTTTAGGATGGCCCCAGAAGTTCTTAAATGGATGGACAAAAAGAATGAGCGTGAGCATGAACTAAATATGTTCAAGTTCCAATGCGACTTGGAAGCCCAACGTGGTCAACAGAAACTCGCAGAAATAGGCGCACAAAGAGAAGCCGCAATTGACGTAGGTGTGATGGATGCCTTTAACAACGCTATTACACAGCAAGCAGAGATGGTTAAAGCGGCTGGTGGATGGGTGGCTAGCCTTTCTGCTTCTGTGCGTCCTGTAGTCACTTATTGGGTGCTGTTTGTGTGGTCATTTATCCATGTGTGGTTTGCATGGAACGCATGGTTAGCAGGTGCGCCAGCTACAGAAGTCTTCAAAACAATGATGACACCAGACTTTTCTGCTTTGCTCTCAGGAACTATTAACTATTGGTTCTTAGACCGCACTCTCTCTAAGCGTGGAATATGAACTTAGAACTGGCTGCATCTTTATGTAAGCAGTTTGAGGGGTTTAGAAGTAAACCCTACCTTTGCCCTGCTAACGTGGCTACGATTGGTTATGGCTCTACCTACTATGCTGATGGGCGTAAAGTAACCATTCAAGATAGTCCCATAGGTGAAGCTGTAGCTAGTGCCTTACTCATGCACGAACTAGAGCATACCTACTTACAAGGTGCTTTGCGTAACTGTCCAATACTTATGACGGATGAGCGTAAGTGCAATGCCATTGTGGACTTTTGCTATAACTTAGGTATTGGCAGACTACAAACTTCTACTCTCAAGCGAAAAATCAATGCCCAAGATTGGGAAGGTGCTAAAGAACAATTGATGCTTTGGAACAAAGGCGGTGGTAAGGTTCTGGCTGGATTGACAAAGCGTAGAGTTGCTGAGTGTGCATTGTTAAATTAAAATGTCATAATATCCATATAAGGTGTTGATATGTCTAATATACCTACACCAGAAGACGCACAACTCTTTGCACAAAGTGTCAGAA